CGTATCTGTATGATGCCATGGATTTGTGCAGAAAACTATGAAGATAGTTTGAAGATGATTAAAGATACCAGTGCTCAGATTTGCATGGGTCATTTTGAAATTCAAGGTTTTGCAATGTTCCGTGGAATGGAATCTCATGAAGGCCTTTCTCGTGACATCTTTAATAAATTTGATGTAGTATGCTCTGGTCATTATCACCATAAATCATCTAGTGGCAATATTCACTATCTTGGCAATCCATATGAATTAACTTGGTCTGATTATGATGATACTCGTGGATTTCATATCTTTGATACTGCCACAAGAGAATTTGATTTTATTAAGAATCCTTACACCATATTCCATAAAATCTCTTATGATGATACATTGCCAAATGCTATTTCTGATATTTCAAATGTGGATTTATCTGAACACAAAGACTCATATGTTAAAGTAATTGTGGTCAATAAAACTAATCCTTATTTGTTTGATTTGTTTATGAGTAATCTTTATAAACAGAATCCAATTGATGTATCCATTGTTGAAGATAATTTAGACTTGACAGAAGGCTTAGAATCAGATATAATCTCTGATGCTGAAGACACATTAACAATTTTGAACAAGTATGTGGATAATATCCAAGTTCAAGACCTAGATGGTGACAGATTAAAAAGTGTTCTTAAAGAACTTTACGTGGAAGCATTAAACTTAGAAACTATATGATTACATTTCAAACTTTACGCTGGAAGAATTTTATTTCAACCGGCAACTTCTTTACTGAAATTCAATTAAATCGTTCCAATAACACCTTAGTTGTTGGAACTAATGGAGCTGGCAAATCAACAATGCTTGATGCTTTGTGTTTTGTATTGTTCGGTAAACCATTTCGTAAAATCAATAAACCACAATTGGTAAATTCAATCAATGATAAAGATTGTTTGGTTGAAATTGAGTTTATGATTGGAGATAAACAATACAAAGTTATCCGTGGTATTAAGCCAAATGTATTTGAAATTTACTGCAATAATGTAATGGTCAATCAAGACGCCAAGGTTAAAGATTACCAAGAGCATCTAGAGAAACTCATTCTTAAATTAAATTTCAAAACATTCACTCAAGTTGTTATTTTGGGTTCAGCTTCCTTTGTTCCTTTTATGCAATTGTCACCTGCTGACCGCAGAACAATCATTGAAGACTTATTGGATATTGAAATCTTTTCGACAATGAATGTGTTGTTAAAACAAAAGTTATCAGCAAACAAAGATAACATAACAACAAGTAAATCTGGTATGGAACTTCTAGCAGAAAAAATCAAACTGCAAAAAGAAAACATTGAAGTCCATAAGAGAAACAACGAAGAAGATATTGCCAAGAAACGTCAAGATGTGGCCAATAATGAAATTCAGGCCGTTACCATTACTGAAGAAATAACAACAATTACCACAACCGTGACTGATTTGTTGAAGTCTATTGAGAACTCGGAAACAATCCAAAAGAAAAGTTCTAAGCTTGTTCAATTGGAATCTCAAATGGAAACTCGTGTCAAGAAATTAGAAAAAGATATTTCATTCTTCCACGATAATGATAATTGTCCAACATGTAAACAAGGCCTAGAACATGATTTCAAAACAGGCCAAATAACAACGTTAGCCACAACTAAACAAGAAGTGGAAACAGGGTTAGTTGAAATCAATAAACAAATCCAAGAAGTTAATGATGAATTAAATTTCATCTCTAATGTTAATAAAGATATTACCAACCACAATTTGGAATCTGCTAAGAAATGGGCCACACTCCAGTCTATTCAAAAGTATATTAAAAACTTGGAAGCTGAAATTGTTGAGTTGGAACAAAAGAAAGATAACATTGAAAATAACAATGAACATCTTAAAGAGTTAAAAGAACAACTTGGAGCAGCTATTGAACACCAAAAAGAATTAATTACTGAGAAGCAATACTTTGACTTTGCTAGCGGAATGTTGAAAGATTCTGGTATTAAAACTAGAATTATTAAACAATATTTGCCGGTAATGAATAAGTTAATTAATATGTATTTGACTTCAATGAACTTCTTTGTTAATTTCAACATTGATGAAAACTTTGAAGAAACTATTAAGTCCAGATATCGTGATGCTTTTAGTTATTATAATTTTTCAGAAGGTGAAAAGTTCCGTATCGATGTGGCCTTGTTGTTGACATGGCGACAGATAGCCAGATTGAAGAATTCAGTAAACACCAATTTATTGATTTTAGATGAAGTGTTTGATAGTAGTTTGGATACCGGTGGTACAGATGAGTTTATGAAGTTGATTTATGATTTAGGACAAGACACCAATGTATTTGTTATTAGTCATAAAGGTGACCAATTATTTGATAAGTTCCGTAGTGTAATCCGTTTTGAGAAAAAGAACAATTTTAGTCAGGTGGCAAAATGAGTGATATAATTAATATTAATACCAATGAGTTAGCAAAAGTTCAACCAACTGCAAGAAAAGTAGAAGTGCCTATTTTTACTTTACTGCCAGAAGGTTCACCAACATTAAATGAACCTTTACCTGAGTTTGATTTTGCCAACCCACCAGTTAACCCAAATGAATTTGCTTCGTCTTTGGTTGAAACTTGTATTAAGAACCGAGGTCTAGGTCTTTCCGCCAATCAGTGTGGGTTTCCATATCGAGTATTTGTAGCAGGTGCTGAAGACAACTATGTTGCATATTTTAATCCAAAAGTAACTGTTCAGACTGATGAAGAAACATTAGCGGATGAAGGTTGTTTATCTTTTCCTAATTTATTTTTAAAAGTTTATCGCCCAAACATAATTGGTGTTGAATATCAAGATTTCCATGGAGAAAAACATACTGCTACGTTTAGTGGTATGACTGCCCGTATCTTTATGCACGAACTTGACCATATGAACGGAATTACATTTAATCATCGCACAAAACCTTTGGCTCTAAAAAGTGGTATTGACAAACGAAACAAATTAATGTATCGTATTGAACGTGCCGCAAAGGCTATGGAAAAAGCAACCAAAGGAAAAAAATAAATGGCAACGCCAATTGAATTTGTAGAAAAACAATGGGAAGACTGGCAAGCGGCAAATCCGCCTGTTCCAGAAGAGTGTAGATTGTCGGAAGATAAGTTGAAAGAACAACTAATCTCCGACTTAACTTATGCTTCAGGTATGGATGTTAAAGAATATACTTTATATCAAAAATGGTTAGAAGTAAAAGAACGATATCCAACTAAAACTGTTTCCACTTTATTTGGTGATGAAGAACAGATGGTTAATAAAGACCATGAGAAAATTATTAAGCAAGTTAAACAAAACTTTTGGATGCCAGAAGGTCCAGATGATTATGAAAAATTAAAACCAAAACTAGTTTTATCTAATGGAGATTTAGCGGAAACGTGGAATGCCATTAGAACTTTCTCATCAACCATGATTAACAATTCAAACATTGGTCGTAATTTGTTTTACACCATTGTTGATGAGGTGACAGGAAAATATCTAGGAGTAATCTGTATATCATCAGACTTCCTAGATTTGACTCCACGTGACAATGCTATTGGTTGGTCTCGTGATGTTAAGACACAACAAGGCATGATTAACCATACAGCAATTGGTTCAACAATTGTTCCATTACAACCACTTGGATATAATTACATGGGTGGTAAACTACTCGCTTTATTATGTCTAGATGACCAAGTGCAGAAAGATTGGCATGACAGATACGGTGACCCGTTGGTTGCTATTACCACGACATCCTTGTATGGTAAAACAAAAGCCAACGGTCTTTCTCAGTATGACGGATTAACTCATTGGAATAAGATGGGATTCTCTTCTGGTTCAGTTGCTTTCCAACCAATGCGTCCAACACGTAACTTAGTATTTCAATGGATTAAAGAAAACTACCCACGCAAATACTTTGAATGGTGGGAAGCAAAGAATACACAAGGACTTCCATTGAAACGTGACCACAAGAACCGTTCGCTTGGTTTCGCCTATTCTAAATTGAAAATTGATAAAGATTTAACTCGTACAGAACACCAACGTGGAATTTATTTTGCTCCACTCTATGATGATGCCTATGACT